GGTGGCCATTTTTGCATTAAAGCTGATTTTCCGAATTATTTTTAGTTAAAACTGAAAAATGTTCACTAATATGCCTATATTTATCGCTATCCATATTGGATAAAACGCCGAAGTGTGTTAAAACATTTTCTTTAGAGCCTGTAAAGCTCATGGTTAAGCCATTCTTAAAATAGTGGTCACTATTTTGGTCACTATTGATTCAGAAGACACCTATTGATGTACTTATAGACACTATCCTCATCTATAAGCCACCTTTTACCACATTTGAAACCCGACAAGCATTTAGACCTCACGAGCAGGTAAATCTTGTCGGGTTTATTTTGTCTTAGAATCTTAGCTGCTTCTTGGGCAGTTATAAGATTTACTTTATCAGCCATTTGTGTTGTACCATAGCACCCTTAGCTTTACCATCTGTATCTACAAGTACAGTAAGCTCTAGTGCTTTATCAGCCTGATAGTTCCTTTGGATAGAGATAGGAACATATGCACGTTCATTCACATAAGACACACCCACACCCATCTCCCAAGAGGGGCGTAGTTTAGACAACACAGGAGTGAGGTCTACAGTCTGTTCTACAGTAGCCTTTACTCCCTGTGGTGCATCATTAGCAGAGCCACCAGTGCTATCAGGTTGATTAATAGTACCAGCAGTTCTTTTAACAATCGGCACACTCACTTTCTCGCCATTAATAACAGCGACGTATTTGTTAGACAACACCAAGTCCTCTTCTTTGGGGTTGTCTTTGGTCTCAGCATGGATTCTTGTGGTAGACAAAAGTCCACCCTTAGAATCTGAGCTGGGCATAGGGGGTTCTGAAGCTTTGTTGTCTCCTCTTAGATATAAGTAGCAGCAACCAGCTCCAATAGTAAAGCTCAGTAAAAGAGCAATTATATTCTTGGTTCTCGTGGTAAACATAGCGTTACATACCTATAATGGTTTGCAGCAGACTGTTTGCAATCTGCAAGAAACCAAGTAGCGGTCTATATTCGGGATTGAACGATGAGGATAGCGTATCCACGAACCACAAGAAGACAAACAGGGGGATGGATATTAAAAGACCATAGAGGAAGAAGGTCTTTAGTTTCATTAAGGTTTCTTTCATGGTATATAGTCTCCTATCAGTAGGTTATTTAAAGTAATAATAAAAAATACCCTAAGGAATCCTTAGGAGGTATAGGAAACCTTAGGGTATCTATAAGTATCTATTAATTAGGTTTATTAGTAATAATAACAACTACCCTTAGGTATCTATAGTCTCTATAGTACCAAGGGTATCTAAGGGTTACATATGGAATCATATAAGGTCATATGGTATCTATAGTAACTATAAGGTATCTATAGTTATCTATAGGTATAATATAATGTCCCTTTCCTACTCTTATCGAGTATGTGACCCATTAGTTTCACAGGTTTATATGACCCATTAGCTATAAAAGTTATCAACCACAGTAGCTCCTCCGAATTGTGGTTGTCTTTTTCTATAGCGTTCCGGCACAAGCTCAGGATTATATTCTTTGTGTAAGATACCAAAGTCAGAATCCCACCATTTCATAAGCTGTTCTTCTTCAAGCTCATCAATGCCCTGTTGAGCATCTCGGTCTAAGCTTTCTAACCAAAAGGCAACAGCCATGGTCACAGCATCAAGCCTATCATCATGGGCAAGCGCACCTTTATCTCTAGTGAGCCTTGTGAGCTGATAGATTAAAGAATACTTTTGGTCATTCTCATATACCTTATAATCATCATAGATAACAGAGGTGTTGACAATGAGCTTATGACGCATCATAACAGGTTCAAGAGTATCAATGATACGAGCTTCTTTCTGCTTGTTGTTCTTGACTTCTGTGTAAGTGCAAGGGTGTACTTTATTCAGTACAGGTTTAAAGAGCTGCCCCCACATACCATCACCGAAGTTGGCTTCAGAGACAACATCATTCACGCCCCAAAATTTACACTTATTAGCTAAGATGTTGAGGGTATCATCACCATAACCATCACGATAGCCACCAACTTCCATGAGGAACAGGTAACCATTGAGAATCTTGATAACAGCATAGGCAAGTTCATCCGCACCACGTCCGGAGGGGTCAATAGCCATTACAGTACCTGTATATTTAGCAGTCTCTTTAGACCTGTCAAAAGGGGCATAGAAGAAGTCACCCTTAAGGGCAGTACAGGGTACATCCTTTAGGCGTTGTTCATACCCACTTGCCCATGCCCACTTCATAGATGCTTCATCCATATCAAGGTCAGCCACAATAAAGTCAGCCACTTTGAGCGGATACTTTTCAGCATCAGAGAGGTTTGTATCAAGCAGGAACTGCAAGGCGAAGCCAGCTTTACCATAGGACAGCCTACGTTTGAAAATTTCTTCATCATTGAAGCGTAGAGGGTCAGTAGGTTTACCTGCTAACGTGGGGTCTTTATCAAGTGCATCAGCAATGAAGGTATGCAACCTGCTACCATAATTATCACGAGCCTTTTTATCCTCAGGGTAGATAACAGGAATAATGGTGCAGGAGTAGCCACGATTTTGCAATTCATTATAAAGAGACATCTCGCATTGGGGAGTACCTAAATAGACAATCTGCCCATTAGGTTTAAGAATGGAATCAAATTCTTTAACAGCTTCACCCAGCTTATCTCTCTGTACCTGCGTTGCAGAGTTTGAGGGAATCTCAATATCATCAGCAATCAGCAGGTCAGCACGAGAGCCTGTAATCTGACCATAGATACCTACAGACTTTACAGAAGGTGAGATGTCAGGCACAGCAGGGGCAACATCAAACAGGTTCATTGTGTCTCTGTTACCTTTGGTTGTATCAGGTCTTAAATGCTCTAAAAAGGGCAGAACATTAAGGATACGCTTAATGAAGACAGCGTTGGCATCAGCACGTTCCTTTGAAGCAGACACAATCTCTACTTTAATCTGAGGGTTATTCCATAAGCTCCAGCCAGCAAAGGCACAGGTAATAAAGCTCTTTGCAGCACCACGGAACGCTTCAAGAATAATGCGGTCACTAGGGGGATACTGCAAGTAATGTGCCATTGCATATTGGATAGGGGTAGGTGGTGGAAGACCAATCATCTTCCATAAGATAAAAAGGAAGACCCTGAAGTCCTCCTTAGCTTTGGCAACCTGTTCATCTGTCCATTCAGACATCAGCTCACCTGCCCATCAAAATCAAAGGTAGGAATCTCTTCCACTACCTTCTGAATCTTATGTACCCCTTGTGTTTCGGGGGTAGTCTGCAATTTGTTCTGCTTTAAGAACTCACGCACCTTAGCAAGAAAAGCAGGATTGCGACGTAACTCCGGGTCATCAAGCCCCTCTAAAAGGGCATTGACTTCACCTATAGCAAGCTTATCAAGCAGTTTCTCATCTATCTGCATAGTTTATCACTCCTTTGTATTCATAAAATCAATTCTCACACGATTGAGAGGGGTTGGGAGTGCTATTTGAGCATTGAAACACTCCCATAGGTATAATTACATAGGCAAGAAAATCCAATCGTTCAGATAGGCTCTCAGGCGTTACTGAGGCGTTTTAACTTCTTACCCTTTAATTCTTCAATGTAATCTGTTTTATTGGTATCCACAAGACATACATCATATGTCTTAGATAAGGTGCGGATAGCAGCAGCAGTGCCTTTACCGAAACGGAAAGACCACAGAGGACACTTGCAGATATGGCAATCTCGGATGTTATCAGAAGTACCTGCACAGTCCATGCATTTTAGACGAATAGCACGAGTAAGTGAAGGGTTCTTAATATCAGCGATATACACCTTTTTAGCCATGGAAGTCACCTCCTAAATGAATAAAGCGGTCTCTAATCTCCTCAGTACGTCCCTGATTCCAAAATTGCGAACCTAAATATCCACAGGTTCTACGTGTCACATTCATTTTGGTTTTGTCTCTATTACCACAATTCGGACATTCCCATTCCAATCTGCCATTATCTGTGACAATCTTAATCTCACCATCATACCCACAGACCTGACAATAATCACTCTTAGTGTTCAGTTCCGCATACATGATGTTGTTATAGATAAACTGAATAACTGCCATAACTGCATCAATGTTTTTGGTCATATCAGCACACTCAATGTAACTGATAGCACCACCCGGACTAAGCAGTTGAAACTCAGATTCAAATTGCAGTTTGGTGAAGGGGTCAATAGGCTCACGTACATTCACATGATAGCTATTAGTGATGTAGTCATGGTCAGTGACTTCTTTAATCACCCCAAAGCGTTCACGGAGACATTTAGCAAATTTATATGTGGTGGTTTCCATAGGAGTACCATAAACACTATAGCCTAAGTGCTCCTTAGCTTTCCATTCAGCACACTTATCATTAAGGTATTGCATGACGGAGAGAGCAAAAGGTTTCACAGCCGGGTCAGTATGGGATTTACCGAACATTGCCATGCAGCACTCATAGAGACCTGCATAACCAAGGGAGATAGTGGAGTAGCCATTCTCCAACAACTTGTCAATCTTCTCACCCTTCTGCAGGCGAGCAATAGCACCATACTGCCAATGGATAGGAGAGACATTGGAGATTGTACCTTTAAGATTTTGGTGTCTTACACGCAAGGCTTTGTGGCACAACTCTAAACGCTCATCAAGGATAGACCAAAATTTATTTATGTCTTTATCAGCAGACAGCGCAACATCAACAAGGTTGATGGAGACAACACCTTGGTTGAAGCGACCATAGAATTTGGCTTTACCATTTTCGTCAAGATAGGGTGTCAAGAAGCTTCTGCATCCCATAGGAGGGTAGCAATGCCCAACACCATCTTCGGTCTTCTTATTCTTCAACATAATCTTCTCAGACAAATAATCAGGTTGCATACGCTTCGCAGTGCATTTAGCACACATCTCTGTGAGGTAATAATAGGGAGCACCTTGACGGATGTTATCTTCCTCTAAGACATAAATCAGTTTAGGGAAAGCAGCAGTAATCCATGCACCCTTTTCATTCTTGACACCCTGATAGCGTTGGCGAATGATTTCCTCAATAACTATAGCAAGGTCTTTCTTCTCCTGCTCATTCTTAGCTTCATTGAGGTACAGAAATAATGTAACAAAAGGTGTCTGACCATTGGATGTCATAAGGGTATTAATCTGATACTGCATTGTCTGCACACCCTTAGTGATTTCAGCTTTCAGTCGCTTTTCTGTGATATAGTCTAAGTCCATTTCATAATACTCTGCCTGAATATCATCTAGTTCCTGCTTAACTTCTTCTTTAATTTTTTGTCTTGAAGTATTGACAAATGGAGCTAAATGTGCTACCGATACACTCTGACCACCATATTGGTTAGAAGCAACCTGCGCCATAATCTGAGTAGCAATATTACAAGCAGTAGCAAAGCTATGTGGCTTTTCAATCATAGTACCATTGATTACAGTGCCATTTTGCAGCATGTCTTCCATGTCCAACAGAGCACAGTTGTACATCTTTTGAATAGCATAGTCCATATCATGTACATGAATGAGACCTTCTTTATGCGCTTTCATTACATCCGGAGGGAACAACAGCTTTTCAGAAAGTTCTTTAGAGACCATACCTGCCATATAGTCACGTTGAGTAGACAGGATAACAGGGTTCTTATTAGAGTTCTCCTCATTCACATCTTGGTTGCTGAGATTGACAATATCAAGCACTTCACTCAAAGCACCTTTGGTATTACGAATCAGCTCACGTTTATAGCGGTAACGCACATACTCTCTAGCTACCTCAGGATACATAGAGGTCATAAGTTTTTCTTCTACAATATTCTGAATGTCCTCAACTGTCATTTCAGTTTCCTTAGCAATTCTCTCAATGTATTCAGCAATATTTTCTTTTGTATAATCATCAACATAACCAGCCTTAGAGATGGCAGTAATGATTTTGTCTTTATTAAAGCCTACGAGAGACCCATCGCGTTTCTTAATTTTCAAATCTATATAGACCTCCTTTAAAAATAAAAAGAGGGAGACTAAGCTCCCTCGTAAATCTTACCAACGTGCAGTATAACCACGGACATCCACATGGACACCCCAGCTATAAATACCAATACCATCAGCACCAGCAGTTACCGCAGCATTATACAAAGTCTGTACCATGACACCATCAGGGCATTGCACATCCGCAGCAGTTCCGTAGATATGCTGGCTATTAGACACACCGCCTACCTCAGCATTGTGGGCAGGGCAGCGGTAACCACATGACAGCACTAAAGGCTTACCGATGATAGCACGCATACGCTCTAATACCTGTACAAGCCTAGGGTTGATGTCAGCACCATTGTGGAGACCACCACAGCCACACTTACAGGCAAATTCACTAGAATCAAAATGAGCAGATAATTTCACTTATTACATTCCTCCTTTTTAAAAAAGGTCTTATATAGCAAGACCCAAATTTGAATCAAGACATACATAATGGTGACGATATACACCCAATCAGATAATGGAATACCCATGAGGGATAGGGTGGAGACACCAATAGGAGGGGTTGTCTTTACAATTTCATTGTCCATAATATCCTCCATAATAAAATAAAAGAGGGTCAGCTTCTCAGCCAACCCTCGGTACATTACGCAGCAGTAGTGGTAGTAGCAGGTACCTTAAGTTTCAGATAGAGGAGTTCTCTATCCTTATCTGCCAACTTATCACGCAGAGCTTGCATAGTGTTGCAGGTAATCAGAGCACGAGTTTTCTCACCTTCCTCATGGATAGCGGTGGTAACCTTACAGGTGTTTGCAGCACCCTCAAAGCGCAGGGCATCAATGTTACGATTGATACTCTCACCGACACTAGCTACTTTGTATCCGGTTTCTTTTTCGTTCATGCCAACAGTGTAGAAGCCGTCGCACATACCACTTTGGATACCACGCAGACTAGCTTTGATGTCTTGGTTGTCTAAGCCTTCAGACAGCTCTGCACGAGTTACAGCGCCTTGGAAAGCAGAACCATTACCACCCCAACCACCAAAGCCACCACCAAAGGCAGCTAAGAGGATAAGGTATACAAAGGGGTTATTCCACATCTCATTACCATTAGAACCTTGTTTGGCGAGCATCAGGGCATCACCGAGACCTACGCCAGCATTAGCCATTTCCATTACTTTTCAACTCCTTTTTGAACTTGGTTGATGTATGCTTTACCTGCATTGATGTCTTCGTCAGACATGCCACGCTTACGAGCTTCCTCCTCAACCATTGCTAACAGTTCAGGGGAAACTTGCTTCAAGGCTTGCATCATCATCATTTGCATAAGTTTGTTTTGGTTCATGTTATATTGCATAGTGACTAGTCACCTCCTGCTATTATGATAACATGAATTTAGAAATTGAAAGTTGTAACTAAATGACTATAAAGTTATTCAAAAAGGACAATATATACTTTGTCATATATTTGTCTTAAGGCACGTTTGATACAAGACACATCTTCGTGGTACTCCATAGCAAGCTTTTGTTGAGAGTAGTCACTAATGATGATTTTGTCGAGTATGTCTTGTTGTCTTGGTGTAAGCTTGGCTTCAGTAGTGATAGCCTTGTACTCAGTGAGAGTAGAGGACTTAAGCCAAGCACGAGCCTTTTTACGATTCTTTTCCATGATAACTCCTTTCTGCCCACCCAAACCCCTAAGGGGAGACAACAACCCTGTCTTTTACTTAATTAAAATAAATTGATAGCTTCAACCTCTTCTTTAGTTGTAACGGTTTCCACTTTTTCTTTAGCTTTTCTATAAGCTATGTGGAGCTTGTCACTTCTCAACGCCACCTGTGCAATAATGCCACGCAGGTCAGATGCAGTTACTTTTACATCTTTATTATCTGCGGTAGTCCATATGAGGGTGACGGAAGCACCTAAGACTTCAAGGGCAACAATAGCTGCACTAATTCTATCCCTAGCTTTGTCATCATAATCAAAAGAGTAACCTTGGTATATGATAGGCTCAACCTCAGCTTTATCACGCTGATATTTCAGCTCCGCAGTCTTACGTTGCTTAATCACTTCTAAAGGTTCTTCTTCGTGAGTAACAGTAACATTTAATTCCGCTAAGGCTTCATCACTGATTGTCGGTGGAATAAAGATACCTTCCTGCCCTAAGGCTTCTGAAAGTGGGTAAATGTTAGAGTAGGTTTGGTCTTTGTATTTATATTTTGTTTGCATTTTGTTCCTCCTTTGCTTAATAATCTTCAACTGTGGGTGTCATCGCATTTATTGCTTTACCCCATGAAAAAGTCACACCAATTGTATAATAGCAATTAAACAGCAATCTATAAGTTTTATTGGGTGTTACACCTACAATGGAATCAATATCTGCGGCATCGGCGACTTCACCCTCAGAGGTAGTATAAAACCAACCCTCACCCCAAACTTTACTGGTTGATGTATTCTTTATGTTAGCATAGTTGGATAAATCGGGGTCACCCTCACCCCCATCAATAGACGATGTTACTTTGATTCTCTTAATCCCCGGTGGAACAGTAAAAGAAATTGTTTTATTATTTGCGTCATTCCAAGTCCAATACTTGCTACCATCTTCAACCTTTACCTCACCATTTTTCATCATCATTCTGTTTAAGCCCATATTACCACCTCTACGATAACTTATTAGCTTGCACGATGCTGGTCAGATTATTGCTGGCATCTTTTACCATCATAATGTTTAAAAGCAAACCGGAGCTTGTAATAGCTACATCAGATGCAGACCCTATATACTTAACAGTTCCACAGTTAGTGATAGTCAATGCATAGTCTGCATCCGCTGTAAAGTACGCACTAAATACAGAGATTTGTGACTTATCAACTTTCATTGCCAAAGCACCTAAATCAAGTGTGAAATTATTAGTTGCCTTATACATCATTGCAGATATAATCGGCGTATCATTCGTACCTGTTACGATGTATATAGGATACTTTTCGTAATATACCGACAAAAAGTTTAACGTCTGCGCTGCTGTCCAAGTGTTAGCCACCGACGTTTTAGCGTAATCAGCAAGCGATTGATGCTGTGTCAAATAACCTGCATCGTTTGGCAGGTCAGATACTTTAGTAGGCACACTAGCAGCAACGGAATCAATAGCAGCTTTTACAACTTTATTCTGCACAGGGTTGATAGAGGTATCGCTAAGTGCTGCATCAACAGTAATGCCACCATCTTTGCCATCTTTACCTCTAGGCAACGTAAAATTCAAAACAACATTACTAGCAGTGCCACTATTGGTAACACTTGCATTACTACCTGCTGCACCTGTAGTCACGCTACCAATCTTGATAGACGCAGCAGTACCTGTATCACCTTTTGCGCCTTTAATATTCACACTTTTGGGGTTAGTCAGTCCAGCTTTATTCGTCCAACTTAAGACACCCTCCGTAGACACACTAGGAACAAACACATTAACATTCTCACTATAATTTTTAGCATTGTCCATATAGGTTTTTGCATTGTTCCTGTAGGTCTGTGCTTCATTCGCACTGTTTCTTGCAGCAGACGCAAAGTTACTAGCAGTAGTAGCAGCAGATTGAGCTGCTTCTTTACTAGCACCTGCATTATCAGCAGAGGTCTTAGCGTTGGCAGCATAAAGGGACGCATCACTCTTAGCAGTTTCAGCTATGTTCTTGTAGCCTTCGGCTAACTTTGCGCTTTCAGCAGCACTTGCAGCAGATACACTAGCGGACTGTGCACTCTTATAGGCACTATCTTTGCTGTTACCTGCTGTGTTAGCAAATTGTTCAGTCTGTGTCTTGATAGCGTTCATGCGCTGAACAAAGGAATCCTCGGTGTTCTCTAAGTAATTCTTGGTTACAACATCCTGTGCTTCTGTAGGGTCAGCTATATTAGACATACGACAGTTACGTCCCTGCCATGTATTACCTTCCTCATCAAGAACAATAGAATTAGTCTTAGACCAATCACTTGCTTCTTCTAAGATATGTAACTGCTGAACTTCTGCAATAGTCATATCTATAGCTTTCAGGATACTAGCATCTGCCCAAGACACCAAACGAGAGGTAGGGGTCTTACGATAAATTTTGACAAGGGCATCCTTTGCAGGAGCAGTATCAAACATAATTCCACGATTACTTACAGTGAATCCTTCAGATACCTCTGCATCATTAACAGACACATGGACAAAGGATGGACGCAAATAATCAAAGGGAATAGAGAAATTTGTTTGTGAACCATCTGCTGTGCAAGTAATAGATGTAGCCAATTTAATAGCTATATTAATCATCTCCTTTACAAAAATAAAAAGACCACCAGCTCTAAAAGAGCCAGCGGTCACCAATTCAATTTATTATCTCCTCATCTGAGGAAAATTATCATAAAATTTTTGTTTGTCTGCATACATTGCTTTTTCGGCATATGCTGTGATTTCCGCAATATCTGAGAAGACACCAGCAGAGTAGCCTAAGGCAGCTAGGGGAGGGTTGTCTTTATCCCATAGGGATTTATGGAAAGACAATACACTTCCAAGGAACTCATGGATTTTAATATCAAACCCAGTCACTATAAATTCATCACCCGAGATGTGATAGCAGGTATAAATAGGGGAGATAAAGGTCTCCTTAAGCTTAGCTGCAAAGTCCTTTATCAGCTTATCTCCGGCACTGTGTCCAAAGTGGTCATTGGTATATTTCAGACCATTGATGTCTGCGAAAAGGATACCAACGAAACCAAAGTGATTAGTGGTACTGTCACGCTCAAAGGCTTGCTTATTGTACAGTCCGGTGAGAGCATCACGCATAGCACCTTGCTCATAAATGCGAGTTATGTCCGCTAAAAGTTGGGCATAGCTATTTTTAAACTGTTGCTGTATTTCACGTTGAATATCAGCACTTAATTCCATGGGACAGAACTCCTTTCATTGTCCGTGCAAAGCAACAATGGATAGGTATGGAGTTAGTAACTGTACATTGGAATCACCTCGGGGAAAATGTTATCTAGCATAGAAGCGAGCATAGGGAATATCTATGCCACTATCAAAAATAAATGTAATAGCAAAGAATATAAGAAAAAGGATAAGAGATATAGTAGCAATAAGTTTATTGTCTTTCTTTTTACGTATCTCACAAATAGCATAAAAAAGAAAAGATACTATCATAACTACTATGCAAAATGCAAAACTACCAAAGAAAAGATAGACAAAACCTCCTGTCACAACATCTACAAAAGTTTTTGAACCCTCTATGTCAAATATTATGCAAAATACAGCTGAGATTAGTATCGTCCAAACAATGATAGTTAAATACTTCTCCACATTTTTTATCTTAAATCTTTGCATAAGCATCACTCCTAATAAGTATTATACCACATTATTTTGGGACTTGTATATATTTGTAATTTAAGTATTTCTTATTGGCAGTTCTGAAAATACTATTTTGTTTCTTATTCAGCTCATCAAGTTTAGCACGCTTAGTGTCTACATCCATAGTTTTGTCTGCATACAGCTCCCTGATAGCCTTAGAAACTTTCATAGCATCTGCCCTAGCTTTACGCATACCTTTAAGTTCTTTGCCCACCTTAGGCTTCCTGCCCTCAAAAGAAGCATCTGCATATTGTGTCTCCAGCTTATCAAGACCACCAAAGAATACATCCTTGCTACGGGAAGTACCTGTACCCTCAGTATAAGTAAAGCGAGTATATTCAGTCCATTTCTTACTAGGGGTAATATTATCCCTAGCCACCATATCCACAGCATTCATAAAAGTATAACCCATAGAGCCTGTGAGACCATAGATTGTATTGTCTATCTTAATAGGGGACAGATTAGTTGCCTGTCCAATACCACGTGCTACCATAGAGGTGTACTGATTATATTGGTTCTTAGGACTGAGCTTTTCAAGACGCTGGTCAACTAAAGGACGATTACGATACATAGAGTGGTTTGTCTGCCATTCATAGAATTTCTCAATGATAGGGGGAGCACCGGAAGGAGCAAGGTCTTTGATGAGCTTATAGACAGCATCAGCAATAACCTGCTTATCTTCACCCTCAGACATAACATCTAACAATCGCTCAGGTATAGAACCAGCTAGTTGCCCGATAAAGGCAGGTTTAGGGTAATCATAGATGGTATCACCTATCTTGATGTACCATGCTTTATTCTTCATCTCCATAGGCATATCCTTATACCAATCTTCGTCTTTATTCCAATACCACAATAACAGGGTGGGAAACAGTACATGCTCTGCCATAGCAAGACCAACACTGAGAGGGTTTTTAGAAAGCTCTCTAGCTGTCTTTAAAGTACCTTGAAAAGCAGCATTTAAAAAAGGCGTATGCCTGTTAAGAGTTTTAACAGTAGTACCACTCTTCGCAAAATTAAGGGTACTGTCAGAAGCAACCATAGCAGCTTCAATCATAGAAGCACCACGTCCTTTAGCACGTCGATAAAGAGCCATACGTGGTAACTGTTCCATAGCTTCACCATATGCTACATTCCAATTCCATAATACTTTGATAGGATATAAGATTTTATCAAGGACAGAATCACTAATGTTAGGGGCTACAGTTTTCCTGAAGTCTTTATTGATTTCAGCAATAGAGCCTAAGCGTGTAGACATAGTGACACCATTAGACCTAAATTCTCTTTTGTATTGTCTAAGCAGAGCACGTTCTCTGTTGTTGCGAATGATAAGTTTACCAAAAGCATTGTCACTATTGAGCATCTGCAATCCCTGCCAAAAGATTTTCATAGGAGCAACAAGGGGAATGTGAGAAACACTACGCCCATCAGCGTTCATAATAGTTGCTTCAAGAATATCTTTGCAGAGGGCAGCAGTAGCAAACATAGGTGTGCTAGTAGTGCCAATACGTAAAGCTGTTGCTGCACCATGAGAGATTTTCTCAATAATGTCAAGTTTAGAAGCACTTATATTGCCATCTTCGGAAGTCATAGCTTCATAGAGACCTTTCATCATACATTGGTAGTATTTAGGATGCCCATCTTCATAGACAGTAATAATTTGTGAAGCGTGCTTGTATTTACCATCTTTTACAGGCATCATAAGAAAATGTCCATTTTCACCCTTAGCTAAATCAGCAAGAGCAAGACCAACACGGTTGCGCTCTACCTTAGTGACAATACTCTGCATATTCTTCATAGCCTGTACCATAGGGTCTTTGATGATACGCTCAGAACCCTCAACAGTCATAGCTTTATGGGATGCAAAGAAGTCACTTGTACCCTCAATCTCAAATGAACGAGACATAGGGATATATTCAGGGTATTTTTTCAAAAAGGTATTAGCAACCTTTGCAGGGATAATCTGACCAGCAACAGCAATACGCAACACATTCTCATTCCATTGTTTCCAAAGGTTAGAAGCCACTTTCATTTCAGGCAGTTCTTCTGCTTTAGCAATGATTTTATTACATTCTTCAAGAGTATGTGTTGTCTTACGTCCTGTTGACATAACATCTAATTCATGCTTAGCTGTTTGGTAAGTATTAAAGGCTTCATACATATCCTTATATTCTGTCTCTGAAAGCCACTTTTGGAGTTCAGCACCACGCTTACCTAGTGGTCTTAGGGGTACTATAATATCACTAGCAACAACATTATTAAGAGCGACATTGAATTTTGTTTGCAACATCTTAATAGCAGCTCTAGTGCCTAGATTATTACCATTCAGAAGACAACCAACAGTATCATTACCTGCTTGCTTTGCATACTGTGCTAAGACAGCAGGGTCATTCTCCATAGCTATCTTTACACCTTGATTATCCTCATAGGCTCTTATGCTTTCGTCAAGGTCAGCATACTCCCAAGCAAAATGCTTTTTAGTAGCAGTCCAAGTACCAATGAGTTTATCAATTCTTTTGCCAAGCTCTTTGTCTGCCCAATGGAACATACCAGCAGCTTTGCTGAAGTCAGACTGAGAACCCCATCGGCGTACCTGTTGACCTAAAAGGTTCATTTGTGCCTGATAGAATCTATCACTTGCAATAGCTTTTTCAAACTCAGCATAGGCGAGAGGGAAGTGCTTCTTAGCCATCTCAGGGTTAACACAATACTCATTCATAAAGGCAGCACGTCCTTCTTCTACATAGGTAGCATAGTTTTCCGGGGCATATCTATTGCCATACTCACCATGTTGCCATATGGAAGTTGCACCATCATAAAGTTCTTTTTGAATTGCTGTATCTTTACCCCAACCGAATTTATCAGACAAACCATGTCCGATTTCGTGACAGATTACAGACCATGCACGGAAACCACGGATACGAATACCTTTACCTTGTGGCATAAAGTAGCCTAAGGTTCTATCACTATCAGCTAAATCCAATCTGCCGGGGCGAATAGGGAACATAGCCTTTGCAGTTTCCCATATATCCTCTGCACTCACAGGATGAGGATAGAGATTATCTTTGCTATATTCAAGCTTATCTCCATGTGCACCCTGCATGATTTCAGGTGTCTGCCGTGCTTCAAGATGGTCTTTAGCTAACTGATTAGCAATAGCATCCTGCTGCATCTGCTGTTCAGGCATCTGTTCAGGATAAGCTTTTTCAGCGGTTGTCTTTGGTTCACGCTTAGTAACCTGAGCAGGTGTAACCATCTCCTCATAGTCATTGTCAACATCCCATACATTCTCACGATGCTGCTTACGATGCTTACGTTTTCTTTTATTCTTCTCTTTAGTAGGAGAACCTAACTTTTTGTTTGTCTCCTCAACCTTAGTCTTATCAGCCATAACCTCAGTAGCAGGGTTTGTCTTTTCAGACACAATCTCTGCATCCGTGATAGGGGTTGTCTTAGCAGACCAATCTGCTTTGGCAAGCTTTTTAGCACCAATAGCAGTATCTGTCAGAAACTGACTGACAGCAAAACGAGCAGGATGTTCTTCTGCATACTTACGTACATTTTCATCCATAGCAAGAACTGTACCTGCTGCGATACCACTACCAACAAAAGGTGTAGTCATAACCTTAGATACTTTAGGGGCAGCCTTAGATAAAAGACCACCCACGCCATGTGTCATAGAAGCTGCCACAGTACCTGCCAACATAGGGAGCAGAGATGCTTTGGCTTGGTCAGACATATCAGGAGCGTTTTCAATCTCTTGTGCCTTCTGCATCTCATGCACCATGATAGGTACTTGAACAGCCAAGGGAATCCAAGGACTAGCAGCACCGGCTACATCACCTACAAGAGTAAGGGGGTCTTTAGTGGCTACATAGCGTGCATCATCCACAGCATCCTGCAAAGCCTGTGCAACCTTTTCCTGTGCAGGAGAAGGGGAAGAAGAATCAATGTCAGGTAAAGACATATCATCAATAGCATCAAAATTACCTGTTTTATAAGCTTCACCAGCAGCCACAGCAAGCTTCTGACCTGATTTATTTATGTCTGCAATCCATTCAGTAACCGCTCCAGCAAAGTCATCAAAAGACTTATAGCCTTGGTGCTGTATCTTTTGGAGCTGTTCTTCACCCTTGGCTTGTAAATCACCATATGATTCATCACCAAGTTTATTTAAATCCTCGATAATACTCATTATGAACCAAAGACCTCCTCCTCAATATCATTCACATCAAGACCATTACGTATAGCAAACTTATCAATAGCATCACGTATTTGGTCTTCATCTAAGGGTACGCCAGCAGAATTTTTAGGGTTACTGTTCGCCCATATCTTCATCTCTGCTATATCCTTGTCTTTTTGAGAGAATACAGGGGTATCATCAGGAGGTTCACTAGACTGTGTTGTCTCCTGCTCACTAGGGATATACCCACGCTTCTTTTTGAACTCTAGCAAGGCATTAAGTCTTGCTGTGGCTCTATTAGCTCTCTTTTGTAAAGCCTTATACTCATCAGAATCTCCATCAACATCAGGGTCTTGATAAGCTTTGTACCATTCAGCATATGTCTGTGTGTCTTTAATATATTGATAGCCATTTTCATATGACCAAAAATGTTTAGCTTCTGCATCATTACCATATCCTTTAGCAGACTGACGTGCTTGGCGTGTAATAGTACGAGCCATAGTAGCTTTAGTTGCTGCTGGCAAGTTAGAGCTATTAATAATCTGTAATTGCTCGTTGGGGTCATTGGTCTGCAAAAGAGCCATATTGATTCTGTCTCTTTCCTCAGCATCACGTTGAGCCTTAACACGCTGAGCCTGTGCCTGTTTAGCATAGATAGCTTGGCGTATCTTATTGACACGTTGGGGATTATAGACAGCAGCAGACTGCTCTTTAGGATTAGCAGCTTTCATACCACCATGGTAATCAGCAAGGTGCAGATGTCTGCCTGTGCCAGCATCATGGAATAAGACCTCACCAAAGTATTGTTTGAAATAAGACAATGCTTTATTAGCCTGTGCTTCATCCACATTATCGCCTAAATAAATATCCACAGCATTACCTTGGGTATGTTCTGAGTTTGGTACACCACCCACAGATGCATTATGTTCTGCCGTGCGGTAGCCACTTGTAATCTGTGCATCCTTAAAACCTAACTGATAGATAGCACCACCAACCATAGGTAACACACTTTTCATAGTGGGTGACAGGTCTGCTAAGTCGGGGTTGTCTCCCTGCGAGATAGGCAGGTTAGCTTCAGGAATACCATCAGCATTTGTAGTTTCCGCAGGTAACTGAGACAACAATGCTTCAGCTTTTGAGAGGTCAATAGTACCATCAGGGCGTGTGCACTTAGACACAATATCATCAGTAACTCTCAGATTGAAGTTATCTGCAATCTTAGTATAGGAGGGATAGAGGTTAACCATCTGTTTCAAAGACAAACCATCTTCGTACTGATAGTCACCTAAGGCATCCAATCTTGCCGTATCAAAATCTTGGTCAGCAATCATCTGAGCAAGAGGGGCAACAGCTTTAATGAAACCATCTCTATCCCTAGCACCTAACTGAACCTTACGCAACGCTTCATTACCACGAGTGAGAAAGTCTTCACCCTTAGCTCCACTATACACAAGGTCTTGAAACTCACTAGAACCTAACATGACCATCTTCTGACGCTTATCATCATTGATTCTCTTGTCAGCTTCATTAGCTATTTTTATTGTGTCTTGAACAGCACCCTCATAATAGCCTTGGTCAAATGCTACCTTATTAGAGATACCATCATCACTGAAGTTAGCTCTGTTCTCCTGTAGATACTTATTGAAAAGACTAACAGCTTCAGATACACTCTTAGGCTTTTCAGAAGCAGGGTCATTCATCCATTGCTCCTTAGCATATTGACTTGCCATTTTACCAATGCCTTTTTCAAGAACAGCCATAGCATAGCGATTATCTGTCAAGTCAAATTCATCACTAGAGTTCTGCAAAGCTGCCATGCGGTCAAACTTCTTCAGGTCTTCCTGTGTCTTACCTGCGAGGAGTTTGTCTGCATTGACCAAGACTGCTTGGTCTTGGGTACGCTTCTCATCAGCAATACGCTCCTCCATGATATTCTTACCAAGGAGACCTAAAGATGATGCTAAGCGTTGTGCATCTAAATCTGTACGTTGTGAGATACCTGTAGATGCATTGAATTTATTTAAGGACAACGCATAGGGCATCTCCGGTTGCTTTGCAAACTGCCGTTGAGTACCTACCGCTGCCTGTACTTCTTTACTCAATCTTCTTACCTCCTGTAAATACCATTACCAATACCTAGCTTCTCATGGACGCTACGTGGAGCGTTGCCTACCCATGTCTTAGTAGCATTTTTAGCTGTTTTACCAGCACCACCTGTAATCTTCTGCTGATTCATAATATTCTTAGCTTGTGTATAATTATTCAAGCCTGTTGCAGCAGAAGACAATAAGTTAGTGAATCTACTAGGCATCTTAGGAGCAGAAGCATTAAGGTTCTCTAAATATTCGTGAGTAGATTTTACCTGACGCTCACGATTCAGGTCAACCTCATTAGATTTACGTTTATAGTTATCTTGGATAGAGGACACAGCACGAGCGGTATCACCTTCGGCAGCACGTACAATGAGGTTAGCTGTACGTCCGCTCATGGTCTCGTTCACAGCAGCCTTTACGCCACTATTGAGTTGCATAGAGTTCAACCTAGTGTTGCTAATCTCCACAACAGCTTGGTCAAAGGCATCTGTGCGCTGCTGTTCTAAATCCATGATATTCCAATTCATTTCAGTAATAGCTGCCTTAGCCTGTGCGTTCATGGTAGCCTGTGCTGCCTTAGCTTGCGCACGTTGTCCCATGTAGTCACCTGCTACTTGCAAGCCTGTACTGATACCAGCAGCCACCATAGGACTGCACATAAGACATCACTCCTTTGCCGGATATAAACTAAATTTCTGAAATGGCTCTCCATTGATTTCTTTGTATTTGTAGAATTTAGCACCTAACCATGTGAGCCATCTAATATGTTTGATATTCTTCATCCATACATAATTACTGACATGCCATTGTACCCACTTCTTGAAAAATGGTTTACAGAAGCGTAGGAACTTAATAGGGTGCTTGTCTACTTCTGTAGTGCAGACAACCCATATTAAGTCAGCTTCAATACCACCAACGGCATAGACCTTGTGTGTCTCATCATCATAAAGACACAAAGCATCCTTCAACTCTAAAACAGGTGTGAGACCAAAAGAACAGCCTGAAGCATAATACCACTCTAGTCTGTCTTCCTCTCTCATGTTTTCTCTAAAGTCACAGAGCTGTGCAATGTTTAATTTAGATACTTTTAAAATAGTCTCGTCCTCCTTTGATAGTTACCAATCCAACCTGCACCTACGAGAGATACAGGAAGTGGGGTGTCTGTTTCCAAACAAATGTTTACGTTTTCATTTTTGGCTTGGATAGGGAACTTAAAAGAACCTGTGGAAAAAGGCATTGCACCTAAGATATTAAAACGAGTACCTAAGAGCCTAGAGGTATGCTCATAGACATAGGCTTGTTTGTCTTTAATATCTACAGTTACTTTAAAGTAGCCACTATCAGCATAGTTAAACCACATCTGACGAAGCTGTAATCTGCCCTCAATGAGAGCCTGAGTATTACCATTATCAGACTGCTTAACCATAATAGTTGACATAACAATCTTAAAGTTATAATTGAGACCTACAGTCAATACTTGGTTAGAATAATCACCTATAAATACCAGCTTACCTTCTTTAGCCTTAGCATATGTACCATCAGAAGCAACAGCACTATATTGTTTATCCTGCTCATATATATCTCCAAAGATGTCACTTACATTTACTGTGGTTTCATCCTTTAGAGAATCATAGCAATCAGCAGGAATCTGATAGGAGTGTTTGCAGTCCAACAAGATACGATAGGCTTCACTATCAAAGTCAGTAGTATTAATGGTAAAGGAAACCTTCTCCAAACAATAGTAACCATTACGCTCAACTATCAGATAAAGATAGTTGTCAATAAATTGCCCTCCATAGACAACACCCTGCATATCCCACTTAGACCACGCAGCCTGTACACGCTGACTATCAATGAAAAGGTACTTATAGACATAAATAGCTGTCTCGTCACCTTCGGTAAGATAGAGCATAACATTCTCAACAGTAGAAGGTATGATTTTATAGACACCATTAGGAATGTAGTTAGGAACATGAGATGTTATGTCTTGAACATCCTTAGCATCTGTGTTGTCTGCTGCGGTGAAGAACTCACGCACAGTAGTATACTTAGCTCTTTCAGCTACAAAGTAAACATTGCGTCCTGCATTGACAGGCTTAGCTTTAAGACTAGCTTCGTAGTGGGTAACAGCCGGGGACAGATTAGCACTCGTAGGGGTCAAGACACCATCAGCAGAGAGCATAAATTGTGCTTCTTGACTGAATAAGATAAGGTCAGTATCAAATGTGACAGCATTATAGAGGGTGCTAATGGTATTATCAGAAACTGCTAAGTCGATAGGGTCTGTATCCTGTACTTTGGTTGCACTAGTCATCCAAAAGTTAAAGAAGTTAGCACTTCTAGTGAGGATAACATTCTCACCACTTAAGAAGCCTAAGCGGTTTCTATGATAGAAGACATCATTTATTGTCTGCCCTATGAAAGAGGGGATAGGGTTGCTGTCTTCATCACCAATATCCCTAGATTCCCATTCGGCTCTACGGAAGGTAAAAGTACCATCTGCTTCACGCACAAGAACATGTGGGAGAGTAGAGGTATCAAAGTGGTTCTTCAGGTTAGGTCTAGCACACTCTTTCCATACCTTTTCTTCTGCGCTGTACTTAACATAGTAATCATCAGTGTTACTGCCTTCTTCACCTACAATCTTTACAAGATAGCCATCAGGGGCAGTAGCAGGAAGATTAGTAAACTTCTGCACAGATTTTAGTATACCGAAAGCAGCCTGATTGTTATACCCATCAAATACTTCAGCAGAAGTGATAAGAGACTTAGCTACACTATAAGAAGGTGTATTAGTCTTTTCACCATACTCAATCGTGTAAGCATCTGCTTCTGTTTTATCTAATGTAGGTTTATAGTTGCGATAAACTGTCAATTCAGCATCCACATTAGTAACAGTCCATCCTTCAGAAGCACATCTGTCAATTTCTGCTTTAATTCTATTGTAAGCTTCTATATCTGTAGCATCAGTTAGCACCTTTCTCTTTGGGATAGTTACAACAATTTTACCTAAAGAACGTACTACAGTGGAGGGAGTATACGCCTTATAATAGAAACTAGACATATAAAGATAATTATAATTAAGTCCCTTAAAAATATCCTCCTGCTGAGCAGGGGTAGTAGAAGGTTGTGTAGATACAACCTCTCCTGTTTCAGTAACAAATGCACTTTTCTTAAGATATAACCAAGAAGACCCTGTAGTAGTAGTATAGCCTTTCTCAATACATTGAGTGGCTAACTGTTGAGCAATATAGTCAGTAGCAATCTGTTTAGTATGGGACTTATCACTACCATCAGGTGTCTCAAAACTTGCCACAGTTTCCTTGTTTACTACAATCTTATAAGTTCTGCCATACTGCCCACTCTTAATATTTACAAGTAATCCCTGAGTATTCCATGATATATCATCCACTTTATCTGACATTTTAGCTTTCTGTACTGTATTGGCGATAAAGGTATAATCAGCAATAGTAATAACCTTAATATTACTACGTGGACTTTGTGTATAAATATAGGAGGTATCCTCCTTCATCGTCACAGTTTTCTTGTTACCCTGTAGGTCAAAGACATCAATACCTGCGCCTGTGAAGATAACAATATACTTTTCATTAGTATCTCTATCTATAAAATGTATCAAAGGCTTATTGATAGCATTGCCCCTCTTACCTAGATTGGCTTCAAAGATAGTAGGGGGACGCTTTTGTAAACCACCTGCTTCACTAGAATAACCATTCAACTGTTCCTCTAGCTGTTCAGGATGTCTGAGGATAGGGGGTTGCTGAGACACACCACTAACAAGGTTCTTTATGTCTTGATTAATCAATCCCATAGTCTCACCTCAATCTCAGCTTATGCACATAGGTGTGCTCCAGCATAGAGTAGCTGTTATTGTCTACCTCAAATTCCATCAGGTGTTGCCATGCTTCAGCAATCTCCTGCTGGGTAACCTTGGTCAGACTATCATCACCAAAGTAGGAGCTTTGGAAGACAAAACATGCCTTAGCTAAGATATAGTTCCTCATCTGCTCCGGCAAGTTTTCAAAGTCAAGATAAAGCACCATCTCTACATCTAAAGGATGCTCAAATATCAGTGTGTCTTTAAACAGGTCTTTCACATAGTCACCTTGTCTAACAAGTTTGACACCATGGTTATCCTTAAGATACAAGTAGTTACTGTTCCATGGAATCTTTTTGGTGTCTACGTCAGGGTTAAGGGTGAAGTGGGGTGTCTTGTTAAAAGTCCATCCACGTGACTGCTCTTGTCTGCTGATATTCCGCAGGATACGTAAGGCATTAATAGCATCCACATCTGTCATTTCTTCAAGACTGTTGATAGGAGCTTCACCAATAGTACCAATGATACTATTGACTGCATCAAGTTCAGTTAATGCTGTTAGTTGCATTGGCATCTCCTTTCATTTTAGAAAAAATAGGGGACAGCATACGCCATCCCCTAAGGTTAGTAGTTGTTTAAAATTAAGCCTGAGTTACAACACCCATGAAGGCTGCTTCAGGGCGCAGACCACCAAAGCCTTTTGCATACTTAGCAATAATTTGGTCAGCCTGATATTCAGGTCGACGAGCATGTTCCATACCAAGACCTTTGAGGGTCAAGATACCAGCAGAAGACGGATGTGCCACAATGAATTGGCAGGTGTCTTTGTAGGTAGTAGGGAATACATGACCATCACCTTGCATAACATTCTCGTTATCTACACCACCCTCGGTCAGCAGGGGAGCTTCAATCAAATCAAAACCAATCAGTTTCGGAGGGTTGTTGCCCTCAATGGTCATAGAAGCACCATACAGTTTGTTGATGATGTCTTTGTTGGCAATCAGTGCATTGAGTGCCATCGGTTTAATATAGCAGTTGCGACCTGCCAGCGGAACATTATTCTCAGACATTTTGGTCTTGATTTTCAACAGTTCCTTAAAGATAGCTACGCCCATAGCTTCAGTCTCGCCATAGTCAGCGGTTGCCACAGTCTCGGTGACAATCAGACCCTTGCCAGTACCTTTGACACCAGTAGTAGTATTGGTAGGCAGATTCTCTTTGTCTGCTACAATCATCTTAGCTACTTCAGCCAAGATAGCACAGTCCTGAGCAACAGCCAACGCTTCACCCATTTCCTTAGAATACTTAGAACGCAGCTCAAAGTGGTTCATAGCTTCGTCAAGGTCAAAAATCATGCAGTCAGAGGTCAGCAGACCATCCAGCACGATAGTGCGCTCATTGTGCTCAATGGGGGTGCGCAGGTCATCCAAGTTCTTACCTGCTTTCAGGTACTTAGCTTTTGCTCGACCTACAATCGGGAAGATAGCAGACTTACCATGTTCAATAGTACGCTCAGAGAAGCGACCACCGGTAATAGTGGATTGAGAGAAAGCGGTGAGAACTTCACCGGTAAACATTTTCAGAAATAAACCTAAGCGGTCTTTGCCTTTATCAGATTGTGCAAGACCGGGGTTGGCAATAATCATATCAGCCATTAAATCACTCCTTAATAATTTTGAATAAAAAAAAAATAACCCTCCATCTAGGAGGGGATTGACGTTTTTGTCTTAACCGAAGAATTTAGAAGCAGCGACTTTACGCTCTACTTCCTGCATATAGTTGGGGTCTTTGCCATAGCGTGGGTCACTCATAGCCTTAATCATCTCATTGGCATCAGTATAGCCTTTGGATTTACCCACGTTACCACTGCCACCTAAAGTAGGATTAGCAGTACCATGTTGCGCTACCATTTGAGCCTTTACACCTGCAATGTAAGCAGACACAACAGACAAATCATCTTTGTTTACAATAGCATTGAAGGCACTGACAGCACCTGCACCTTGGGACTGCACGAATTTTTGGATACGTTTGTACTCATTGATACCACCTGCATCCTCAATAATCTTGTTAGCAAAAGCATCAGCCTTAGCTTGCCAACCTGCAAGAGCTGCTTCTACAAGAGCTTTAGGGTAGCCTTTTTCTTCCAACAGCTTATAGCTGTCTTCAGACAACTCGCCTTTTTCATTGTATTCAGCTTCTAAGGCAGCATAGTCGATGCCTTTACCTTCCAGCTCAGTCTTGGCAGATTCAATCTCACCTTTAGCTTTTTGGTAATCTTCCTGCTCCTCAGCAGGTTTGTCTTCTTTTTCTTCTGTGGTGTCTTTTTCACTAGTGGTGGTTTCTTCCTCACTCTTGCCACCTTCATTTTTAGTGGTATCAATTACTTCACCATTAGAAACAATAGTAGTATCAGTAATATCTACCTGTGTTTCCTTAGGTTCTTCATTGACCTGTGTGTTTTGATTTTCAGTATCAGCCATTAGATTCACTACCTCCCTGTGTTTGCTGATTCATGGCATCCATAGCACCTTTGGTTGCATTAGGTATAGCAGCCTGTGCCATTGCCATCATTTGTGCCTGTTGCTGTTCCTGCTGAATCTGTTCCGCAGACTTAATCAGACCTGTGGTATCAAGATTGCAACTGTTTGCCCAAGCACGAGCCACACCTTCCCAATTCACAACAGATGCTGCATCCGGAATCTGAGCAATACCCTGAATAAAGACAGTAAGCTTCTGTTGGTCATGTCCACGTCCGATAGCTTCCATGCCTGTAGTTACGGCAAGAGACACAATATCTTTAGGGACATCTGCAATTTCACCTTTTTTGGAAAGGATATTTAAAAGTGTATTAGCTAAGGGGAGCTGCAATTCTTGTGACAGGATAGAATAGATACCACCAAGGGTGTCTTCTAGCTCATTAGCCACATAGCGGATTTCCTCAGCCGTTACACGTTCGCCACTACGTTGGACAGCAGAATTGAGCATGAACGCATAAGACAATCTGCTTTCAATAGCATCAGCAGTCATTTTAGCAATTTGCATATCTTGTGTCTTGTCCAGCGACAGGCAAGTAACATCTTCCTTGTTACCTGTTACAAAGCCACCATTTTTTGTCTTCATAATCTTGCTAGGTTGTGTCACACCATTAGGGCGCACAAGGTAGATTACAGAAGCAGCAATAGCAGACATCTCTGCAATGGCTTTAGAGAGACCTTCTAAGGTCTTTAAGTCACCAATATATTCCTCAACATACGAGCGACTATAATGTTCACCATCCATCTTAAAGAGACGGACAGGAATCCAAGGACAAACATCAGCAGGGAAAGACTGCTCATAGCCATCAATCTGTTTACCCTCAATCTCTTGGTAACTATAATATCTGTTGTCTTTGGACGAATAGGTTATATGAGTATAGACCTCAACCAATTCATCACCACGCTTGGTAGACAAATCAATATCTAGTTGCCCTAAGACTTCATAGGGCAGGGTGTTGATAGCAAGTTTTTCACAGGTAATCATCTGAATAGGATGTCCTACAAAGTCTCTTTGTACCACATAACTATTCAGCTTATAGACTTTAATGCCACCCTCTTTGGGAGGGAAGAACAATAAAGCATTGCCAGCTATAATAAGCTGTTTCAGACACACCTCCATGGAGACACGCATCTGCGAAGATTCAAAGTATTTCTGAGCCGTTTGTTCTCTTTGTACTAATGCTTGCTCTATCTCTTGTTTGTCTTCGGGTTTGCTCTCATAGTATTTGAGGACATCATCTCGGATGTCTTGTCTGAAAAAAGGTGTGTTTGGGGGGAACAGAGCTAATACCAGCTTTGACGTGAGGTTATTGACACCTCTTGCACCTACCGCTTGATAGGGCGTAGAGTACTTAGTAGTACCATTAGCTTCTTTTTTAGGGAATAAAAAAGGGATTGTATATTTTGCACAATCCTCAGCTCTATCAATATAAACTTCACGCTCAATAGCCAATCGCTCATATAAAGCTTTTGCTGTCTCTGCCATTAAAGGTTCACCCCTGTACCGCTACCAATCTGAGTGATGGTAAGCTTCTTTTTGCCCTTGGTCTTAGCGTTCGGATTTTCCTTTTTGGTATCCTCAGCAACATTATCAATCTTCAAGGGGGCTGCAACAGGGGCAGCAGCAGGAGCAGCTTGTTGTACTTTTGGTTTTTTACCGCACATAGTTCCTCCTCTCTACAACTGAGTGGGATTGTACACGCCATTGCGAGCAATCGTCAGTTGTTGTCTACCTTTTTTCTTGTTAAAGGTATCAGCAGTACCACCATACTCAGGACTATCAGGGTCTTTTGCATTGGTTTCCGGTACTAAGGAGGATGCAGATACATCAGTATTTACGCTGGGGGTCTTAATCTTCCAGCACATCTTATCACTCCTCATCATCATTCAAGTTAGCCATAGCCTTGATATGCCCCAGCACATCCATAACGCCCCTAATATATCCAATAAGCTCGTCGTTGTTTTTGGCGTTGTGTGTCATAAGGCTACCAAGACTGTAGGCTCTCTCTAAATGTTCATAAATTACAGGGTTTACATATGGTAGTTTTTCTCCATCATCCCCTTTAGATACAATATTAATATTCATTGTCACTTATATACCTTTACTTTATTTGAAACTCAGGCGTGCATCCGAAAATACACGCCATTACAAAGGCTAATGCCTTTACTATTCATTGTCGCTTATATGCCCCTTTACTTTATTGTCTCTTTTGTGACCCTTTGGGTGTCCAAAGGATAGGCTTAAAGTCTTTATCGACATCCTCATATCTGAGAATACGAGCAACCCTTGCTTGTGTCAGTGCTTCTTCCTCAGACAAACCTGCTTTTTCATAGGCAGCCACCACGGCATCCCATGAGCACTCTTTGTCAAGAATTTTCTTTGCACCAACCTCACCAATTTTTGGACAACCCTTATAGTTATCAGTAGCATCACCGACAAGGGTCTGATATAAGAACTGATAATCAGCTTCTTCTTGTGTTGTCTTATGGAATGTATCCTGAATGAAGTTATAGAAAGGACAGGGGATAGACCGCATATCCTTGTCACCACTGATAATGACAGCAGATGTATCAGGCATTGTGCCATAGATACCTAAGAGGTCATCAGCTTCAAGACTTGGGATAGACAACACATTATAGTTTTTCTTCACCCACTCAACAGCAGAATGGTAGGCAAGAGGCTTTCTCTTAGCCACACGATTGAGCTTATAGGGGGGATAGACTTTAGAGCGAAAGTAAGGGTAGCTGGAGAAGCACATGGTAATGTGATAAGCTCCCTCGTGCTCCATGTGACGCAGGACTTTATCGGTGATGCTGACAACCATTGTGTCAATAGCATCCTTAACCTCTGCTAAGTCAGAGTGTAGTGTCCACAGGTCACCATACCAATTAATTTCCTGCTCTGCTGCTGCACATGTGCGAAAGACAATCATGTCAGCATCAAAAAGCAGATGTAAAGGTTTAGAAGCCAATATTAAATACCTCCATCAGTAGGTGAAGCATAGCAAGTATGCTACCAACAGCAAGACTATAGAAAAGGATGAAAAACATAAGAAGGATAAGCATATATACAAAGAGTTTTCCACACAACAGTATCACTTAAAATCACAGCTCCTCTCTGTACAGTTCTTACAGTTCATAAAGCTTTTATCAAAGATTTCAGGGGCAGCATCAGCCAAGCATTTTTGAATAGCCATAGCCAACTCTCTATGCTCCGGCATAGCTCTCTTACATAAACGCTTAGGCATATATTCATACCATGCTCTAAAGTTACCTGTCACTACCAAGGATGTCTCAACACCTTGGGGCAGGAAGTAGGCAGCATCCTGTTCTGCAAGACCATCAGCAATACATTCTTTGTAAGCATGAAGCATAGGGTGCTTATCAATCATGGAATCAACAACTTCTTTAGGTACACCATGCTTTTTAGCAAAATCATACATACCATCAGGGATAATACAAGTATCAAAGATACTACCTCTAGCAGACTTACAGGTGAAGCTGAGGTGGCGGTGTCTCGTGAGTTGCCCTAAGACACGCACAGAACATGTCACCAAAAAAGAAGCATAACAGTGCTCTAAGACACTAAGATGTCCACTTTCAATAATTTTCTTGATGGATTTTTCGGTAACATCTTTGCCATAAGGTTGACTACAGGCAGTCTTCAGTACCTCCATGTAGTTAGGGGTTATAGAAAGAAGCTTAGCACTTATCATCAAAACAGGTCACCCCCTGCTACAAGTCCTTTTGCTTTGGTCTCTAAAGTGTGTGGAGAAGCAACAGTCATAAAGCCACCTTGCTTACACTTAACTTCCACACGGATACGAGTTACTATGCCTTCAAAATAGATAGGCTCTCCTAAGGAGTTCTGACGTTTGATATAGACCTTCTGACCAATCTTTGGTACAAAAGGCTGCTTTTGTTTCGACATAAGGCTTTACCTCCACAATTTTTGTTTGTCTTCCGAACCTAAAGGCTTCTGCTTTAGTGTTCATAAAAATATCAATTTTTGTCTTACCATAATCACCGCCAAACCTGTCCTGAACGATGTAGCTGTGACCATCAATAACCACCTCAGTTCCTAGAGGTAGTCCATCACAGGCTACTGTTTGCCCCATGATTGCAGGGTGTCCGCTTGCTGTAATGCCATCGGTCTTGCCACATTCGTCAAAGGCAGGAGTATAGGCGGTACAGATTACTAAGAGTAGAGTAGGGATGTTAAACATTCTTACACCTCCTAGTGACAATCAAACCAATTCCTACCAATCTTTCCCTCGGTATCTAATTGGCATCTGATTCCATAATATTCTTGTGTTTGTCTCATAGATTCTTGGGCAATTCTCACAGCTTCTTCAGCTATAGCTTCAGTTCTGCAAGCTACCTGTCCCTCATCCTTTCTGTATTCTCCTATTGCTAGGAGTGTCGGACTATATCATCCTTGTATATGTAGTTACAAGGGTGGGCACTTCGGAAAATAGGGGGAATCTCACCCCCTATACCTACTCCACAAGGGATAGTCTCTGCGCTTTCCATTCTCTAATCCAGCGACAGCCGATAGAGAAGCTAACGCCAAACTTTTCAGCTAAGGCTGTACCTGTTACCTTTTGATGTTCCAACCAATAATCTTTTGCATGTTCTTTACGATAAGAATAGCGTTCATGATTATGTAACTTAGCATGTTCTGCCTTAGTCATTAAAACTAGGTGGTTAATATTACAGCAAGCACGATTACGGCAAATATGATGTATGCTATATCCTTCAGGAATAGCACCATTCTCCTGCTCCCATAGTAAACGATGATACATAACACGTGCCTTTTTACCATTCCTTAAAAGTTTGGTAGGATGTGGTACTCTGTAATAGCCATCCCAATTAAGTTTGCGTTGCAAGGGTACTATGCAACCTGTTTCTGTTACTTCAAATTTAGGTTCACTACTCATAAATACTCCTTTGGCTTAGTTCATGGTTGACCCATAAGGCTTTCCATGAGTTCACCCACTTTAAGGTGCACAATAAGGGATATGTTGTTTATGCACCCAAGCCATAAACTGAAAATCTTCTCCATGTTTATAGCCAGCTTTAATCATATTTTCTTCCCATAGGCATATCCATTTTTTACATATCAATGCTCCACAGGATTGTAAAAGTAAATTGAGAGCTGAATGTAGACTTCTCACATGGAGATGTCTGCCATCCAGCCCTCTTAAATACTTACGTTTCCATTCTTTAATTTTTCCGTGGTACTCAACCACGAGTGTATTCTTGACAGCTTCACGCAGCATCTTGATAGCAGGGGTAGCTTTCAGGAATTTATTCTTTGCTTTCTTACCCATAGCTTCATCGCCACCGAGTAGCTTACCAAGATTTTTGTCTCCGCTGCCATAGAGAAATGCATAAATACCAAAATGTTCCATAGGGTTCGCAACACCCTATGCGTCCATAAGGACAGCTCATAGTCACCTATGAGAGCAGACTATATCATCAATGCCCACCGCTTCCAGCACCATCAGCTTGTACTGTACTTCCTTCCGGAATAGTCGTTACACGTTCTAAATAGGAAATAGCTCTACGGAAATTATCAACATCATCATGTAGCAAACCTAAGGCACGATTACAGTTATGACAGACCAACCCACGCACTTTACCTGTCTCGTGGTCATGGTCAACAACAAGCACCCCTGAGTGGCAATCATTCATAGCAAAGTTATCACCATGACAAATAGCACAGACAAAATTTTGATTTTCTGCCATATCTAATACATCATCAAGGGTAAGACCATACACTCTTTTATAGTAAGCATTGGTGACACCATAATCTTTACAGAAGTCACAGCAGTAATGCTCAGAAGGAGCTTTAGGAATAAAAATAGACCCACAATGCTTACATTTCTTTGCTTTGAAATAGCCTTGTGGGTACTTACTTGGTTTTGCTGTCTGTAATTTCTTAGGTTTATTTCCTGCCACAATTTGTAGCATCTTTTGTAGATAATCTTCTCTAGTCATTCTTCTCCTTTTTAGCTTCGCACGGTATTGTCTCAGTGAGAGTTTCACCGTTTTCAATGGGTTTATAGACCTCTATTTAGTCAAAGGTCTTCGCTTGGTTTCTTGTAGGTAACCCAGCAGCCTGTTGATTCAATGTGTGGATGTCACCATTCAAGATAACATGAGCATAAGCACCTTTATCATAGGGGTAAAGATAATGTGCAAGACATCTAAGCTCCAAGCCACAGGCATCTACACCTACCTCATACCACCCTTCAGGTGCTCTGAACAGCTCCCTGCACTCTTGTCCGTAGGGACTACCCACATGAGGGACTTGGGCAACATTAGGGTTCGCATGGGTAGCACGTCCTGTTACTGTACCGCAAGGGTTCACACTACCATGGATTCTACCATCAGCCTTAACATGCTTCAGCCACGCTTGATTACCTGTAGCAAGCTGACCTAACCGCTTAGCCACCATAAGGTATTCCTCAAAGACAGCAGCTAAGTCTCTTAGTTCCTGTGGGGCATTTTCGTCACCTTTAATAAACTTAAAGGTGTCACCATCAATCTTCAGACGTTCATCCTCATAGCAATCTTCATTCTCCGGCAAGTAATTAAATTGATGCTCCAGCACCCATGCTACCTGCTGTCTGCTGCTAGGATTGAAGTCCTTATATCTTTGAATAGGCACACCTGCCTTATAACCTAAGCGTTTGTTGTCTCTTTTAGGCACGAAGACCTTATCGGGTATCTGTGGCACAATGGACACAAGCTGAGAAGACAACACAGCATAGCGTAACTCTAAGGTTTCCCTCAGCTTCTCTGCCTTTTCTAAATCAAAGACAAAACCATTCCGCTCCTGCTTAGACATCAGCCATTGTGCTTGATGCTCCAGCTCTATAGCCTTAGCAGGTGCTCCAATCTTCATAAGGTATGTATAGAGCTTCTTGGTGACAGTGACATCCTGCACACAATAGGAAAGCATTTCTTCACTGAAAGAATCCCATGCATCCTCTTGCTCACCATACGTACCTTTAAGTTCCCCAAGGCGATAACCCCATGCCTTTAGTGATTGTCTACCAATCAATTTAGCAGGGAGTGTACCATTACGTACCCTAGCATGGTCAGTATCTTCTATGTTGCCACAGATAAGGCGTGACAGTACAAGGGTATCTAAAACTTTGGGTCTCCATTCTCGCTTTATGCGGAACTCGGGATAGAGTTTAGCCAGCACAGCACAGTCATAGTTGATGATGTTGTGACCACAGATGCTCTCTCCATCCCTCAGAGCAGCGATTAATCGCATAGCTCCCTTTTTAAAATCATCAGGTCTGTAAGCTGAGATGTTGTTCTGTTCATCGATGATTACTAGACAATGCCCCTTAGTGACATTGTCCAGCAGACCATCAGTTTCAATATCAAAATAGAGCATAGCTTACAGCTCCACAGCATCTTGCGACAGGAAGTATTCCATACGCTCACGCTCATTTTCAAGAGCATTGATTGTCTTCTCATGCTTCTGCAAGTATGCCATCTTAGCTTTGTTGGCATTATGAATCATGCTATTGCAGTTCTTGATGCGAGCCTTAGCAGCTTCAACCTGCTTACGAGACAACCAAGACAGCAGGGAAGTACACCAATCAATAAGCTTTTCTAAGATTTCAAACATCTAAAAATCTCCTTTCTCTGTTTCATCAGTATCAAAAGGACATGCAGGTGCTTCGTACTCTGATAAGTCCTTTACAGCATTTAAGATATTATGCTCCTTGTCATATGCAAGGTATCCGGCGATACCTGTATCACCGCTATATCTATTCTTCAGCACCCTTACACGTACAAGGTTCTTCTTCATCCCCTCATCCTGCTGGTTTCTTTCAAGACCCCACACAGCATCAGAAAGCTGTGAGATAGCTTGTGAACCACGCAGGTGGGAGAGGGAGAGTGCACCACCTTCTTCAGCCGGAGTACCCTCAGTTCTGCGCAGGTGAGAGACAACCAACATGCCTACACCTGTTTCCTCTACAAGTGAACGCAGTTTCGTCATAAGTACATCGGTAGCCTTACGCTCATTTTCGATGTCAAGACCGCTGATAGCAATGGAGATGTGGTCTAAGACAACAAAATCCACCTGCTCACCTGTTACCATGTAACGGATGGTTTGCAAAAGGTCTTCACATTCAATAGAGCCGAAGTGATTGTAGAAGACAAAATTATCCATGATGTCTTCAAAGGCTTTCTTATAATCGCTATCAATAATAGGTCTATGGGCAGGTTTACCAAGCTTAAGACACACAAGACCATTGGCGGTATGCTTAACATTTTCTTCAAGCATCAACATACCAACCTTACAGTAACATTCAGTACCAAGATGATAGGCTAGTTGTCTAACGAACGTAGTTTTGCCTATACCTGTACCTGCTGTGATAACTACAAGCTCACCTTTTCGCAACCCATCAGTCATGTTTTGCAGTGGGATGTCCCAAGGTAAGGGATAGTTCAGTGATTCTTCATGCTTAGATAATACCTCCCACAGGTCATCACCTTTGATGATGTCAGCAGGGGTGTATGTCTTTGCTTCCCAAACAGCTTTTACAACAGCATCGCTCTTGCCCTCTTGCAAACACTCATTAGGGTCTTTGCAGGGTAGCCATGCTATCTTAAGCTTGTTAGGGGACAGGATACCGCTGACAGCCTTCACAGCTTTACGTCCGGCATCATCCATATCAAACATGACAATGACTTCCTCGAAGCTCTCTAACCAATTAAAGTTAGCTCTGAAGACCTTAGCAGCACTAGCAGCACCTGTAGGGATACTCACAACAGGATATTTGTTACCCTGTACCTGTGATACTGTAAGACAATCAATCTCACCCTCAGTCACTACCAGCTTCTTGCCACCACCTTGGAACAGATGTTGCCCGAAGAACCTCTCACTAAAAGACCCTCTAGCTTCAAATGTCTTATCAGCATATCTGATTTTCTGACCAAGCAGTTTATTGTCATCATCATAGTAACAAGCTACCTGCACAGGCTTACCATGTACCTTAGAGGTAAAGTAGCCATATTTAGCACAGGTCTGTTTTGTCAATTTCCGCTTAGGCAAGGGGGAAACTACCATGTCCTGTAGGTCTATCAGACCTTGTTTCTTTAATCCACTTGACAATTTTTTCTCCTCCTTGCTGCTGCGAAAATAGGTGTTGCATGAGAAACAATAACTGTGCCCATCTTCATAGATGGTTAAGGCATCGTGGCTGCCACAAGCAGGGCAGGGTTGATGTGTCTCCATAAGTTACACCTCGTCAGTAATAAATTTTATAGGCACATCATACTGTACCTTTAGCTCATTCAGCACATACTGCTGAGCATCGGATATTTTCTTGCGTCCCAGCGTATCAGCTAAGACATACACAGAAGTCTCACATTCAGGCAGGTTATATCCGGCAACTGCCTTTATTTCTCTGTCGGTCTCAAAAAGACCATTATTGAAGACAATAAAGTGAAAGCCTGTGTCAACTTCACCTTGTCTGTAAGCTTCCCTAAACAGCTCACGTTTGCGCTTACCCTTTAGGTTTCTTAAGACAACACATATCTGTGTGGTCTTAGTGCGCTCTTTGAATTTAAAGAGTGACAATACGCTCACCTTTTCCACGCAGGACAAGACCATTGGTGTCCTTCATGGTCTCTTTGAACCACCGAGAGGGAATCTCACGGCTGGTGTATTGGAAACCATGCTTCTCACACCATTCAGCCACAGTAGTCTTAGCTCCTGTACCGATTCTTGTCTTAGCGTTGGAGAATACAAAGCGTATGTCTAAATTTGGATATTGTTGTCTGATAAGCAGATGTTTCTTGCGGTCAGCAGCTTCAAAGATACCCTTGGCTTCTATGATGATGCCATTAGGCAGAATGAAGTCAGGGGTATAATGATGTTTTGTTGCAGGAATCTCATAGGCGATAGAGTACTTTTCGTACACCTTAGGGACACCTGCGTTTTCAAGCTGCTGCGCTAAGCGGTCTTCTAAACCGCTACGATAGGGTTTGTTGAGAGTGGAAAAGCCACCTCTGCGGTTAAATTTAATAGCCATAGGCTTTAAAAGTCTGCACCCTCATCAGCAAAGGGTACTTTATCCTCATCAAATTCTTCTTCTACATCAAAGCCACAATCATCCGCAGATACTGCACCAGCAGCAGGAGCGACGTAATTCAATACCTGAACTGCTTTCAGAAGCAGTTGGATACCATAGACAGTAGCAGAAGCATAGAAGGGGCGCAGAAGCATACACAGGCGAATGGTAGAGCCATTACCTACTTCCATCTCTTCATCCATAGGTTTACCCTTTTTATCAAAGACAGCCATAGTCTTTTCGATAACATCACCAGCTTTGGTCTTGATAACAGCGTTGGTCTTAGCCTTAAAGACAATATCACCATCTTTGTCCTCGTGGAAACCAAGGGCAGGGGCAGAGTTGCGACCATAGCGTTTGCCGTCAAAGTCGGGGGACTTCTTAGCCATCTCCCATTCATTTTCGATACGTTGAATCAGCTTATCAGTGTCTTCTTTCGACAATTTAATACCGCAGACATACTTTCCGGTATCCTCGCCATCAAAGACTTCAGTGCTGCGGAGCTTAGGGTACACCGCTTCACCGGCAGGGGTTGTAATTTGTGCAAAATCATTTTTTGCCATGTTTGTTATTCTCCTTTATTTTTAAATAATTTCAATATTCTTTAATGTTTCTTTTAAGAGTATAGGTTTAGCATCGTAGTGTTGTATAAAACGTGCAAAAGCGAGCTGTGCTCCTGTAATGAAAGAAAAGGTATCTTCAGGACTACAAGTAGCACAAGTTTCTGCTACCACACTTTTGTCTACCACATACTTTGCAAAGGTCTTATCGCCTTGGCGGTAAATAATAATCTTAGGGTCATGTTTAGATTTAGGTCTAGGAATAAGTTCAAGTTTTTCAGGAGCTACATTCCATCCATATCCATACTTACAGTGACAACCTGACTGTAAATCATGCCCACATACATAATTATCAAATTCTACAGAAGCTATACCGAGAATATCTCCAACCCGGCGTACAGTGCCCTCCTGTCCCACAATATGCCGGTTACCATCATGCTCTGCAATGCATTTTACTCTGTCACCAACCTTAAATTTAGGCAACCTTAGCTACCTCCTTAACTCTTCTAGTCTTCACAGCAGGTTTAGTACCTTTTCCGGTACTGCCACTTTCAAGACCTCTTTCAGTCTCAGACAGCTCCTCAGTGACTTCTTCAATCGCCACCTCTTCAATCTTGTGAATCAACAGTTGTGCAATACGCTGACCAGCATCAATAATTTCAAGATGGTCACCTAAATTCTCCACATACAACATGATTTCACCACGATAATCAGAATCAATAATACCGACCTGATTAGCAAGTCTGAGTTTTGTGTCTCTGCCTGTAGAGGAGCGCAAGACAACCTCAGCATAATAGCCACTAGGCAGTTCCATAGCCAAGCCTGTACGGACAATAGCTGCCTTTGAAGACCAGCGTTGTGGTGTCACCGCAATGCGGTTAAGACAAACCAAGTCAAGACCAGCAGCTCCACCTGTCATTGCTTGGGGGAGGGTGGCTTTAGGGTCAAGTTTTTTGAATTTAATGTTTACCAAATTTAGTCCTCCTTTGGATTGATAAGAAATTGAGTGTCAAAAGGGTTAACTTTACGCAGCCATTGTGCATAGCGTTTAGCTTTGGCAATGTCCTTTTCTGCTGCTTCACCTTGCTTTTTACCTGCTCTCATAGAGTATTTGATGATGTTACCCTTAAGGAAGCCAATAAACTCAGCAGGAGACAGAACAAGTTGCATTAACTCAATAGGCTCTAAGCCTACCATGGATGCATAATGCTCATCATAATACTTTGTGTTTGGTACAGAAGCATCTTTGCTGTCACAGCAAGCATCAAAATTAATAAATGCATTTGCGTCGAGGGGTTCAAGCTTTTCATAGGCTAAAAAGCCGCTGATGAATGGCTTTTCAGGGTCTGTGTCCTCAAGCCACACATTCGCATCATAAACATCCTTTGCACGAATGATGCCTCTCTTGCCCTTGTATATCCCACTCGTCACCTTAATTAGTTGACCCTTAAAGGCTTCAGATTCTAACATAGACAATACCTCCTTAAAATTTATTGAGAAAAGACAACACAGAAAGGAAAATAGAAACGTCGCAATTTAGATTTTGAAAAGCGTGTTGTCTTTTCTTCATGTTTATGCCCCATTAGCATTTCCTTTAGTTACCTAAAGGATTTTAAAGGTACTATAAAGACAATAGAGACCTTTAGTTACCTTAGGTAGTTTATTATTAATTATTAATAACATAACCTTAGGCACTTAAGGTCTCTATAGAATCTATAGGAAACTATAGTTATCTATTGTCTTCTTTTCATGTTTGTGACCCATTAGCAGAATATGTACTTACTGTCCAATACACTATTCAGGTCTAAATTGCCCTTTTTAGGGGGAGCAGGTAACTCTTTAGTTACCAATGGTTGCAGATATTGTCTAAACTCCTCCAAGACATCATGCTCTGTATACATATCTACAAATGCTTTACGCACAATATCATACATTAGCTTAGCTTGTGACATAGGGCAACCATAAGAATCATGTACCATCGTAAAGTGATTGATTCCAGCATCCTTTGCTCTACATACTGTCATTTGAAGATGACAAGCATCCATAGAGTGAATGAAATTTGGAGCGATACCATTAGCCTGTTTTGTCTTATCAATCACACCTGTTTGGTGAGGGATGTAAACCCTAAATCTCTTTCCAGCACAGCGTAACTTAATCACCTTAGATTCATACTTTAAATAATTTTGTTGCAACAGTAAGCCTAAAGGTGTACACCAAGACACTACATTTGCATTTTTGGTGACAAGTTTGGAAACTCTATGTAACCAATCCATGCCCTCAACAGCACGTACAACAGTAGCACCTACAGAGTTCCATATCAGCTCAGCCATATACATAGCACATTGGTAGGCATTAGTCTCTGTAAAACCACAAGCAGTCTTAGCATTTAAAGCAGGTTTGATTGTGTCTTCCATAATCTGTTCAGCGTAGCCACGCTTCTTAGCACCATAGGCAAGGGTCATGGTAGGTCTTTTAGTTACAGTACGATTGACACCATAGTTTAACCAAATCTGCGCCATAGTCTTTGTTCCGAATTTTGTCTTCAGCTTTTCTTCGTCCCATTCGTCAATAGTGCCTGACATAGCATCCTGCTTCAAGACAACATTTACCTTGTCAGCCACCAAACGATAGATGTCATTGGGTTTGTCTTGGGGTACAAGGTTTACCGCAGTGCCACCGATGGGGTCTCTAAGAATAGCAGAGAAGTGTTGCAGACCTGAGCATGTGCCATCCTGCGCATAGGGGAGACCTGTTACCCATCCAATAATAGAGCCATGTTCAGCTATCCATTGCTTAGCTTTCGCCCATTCAAGACACCATGCGAGAAGCTGTACAGGTTTTTTGTCTTTATGCAACCACCATAAGTTACCCATAGGGTCTTTAGCTACATCAAGAATGACTGCTTCATTGTCATATACCCATTGGATGCGGTCAACATAACTGATTTTATCCTCACCTGCAAGGTTAGCTCCGGTAATGGCAAGCCATTCAATATCTTTAGGGTCTTGACAAGGCGGTGTATCTGAAAAGAGCAGTAAGCCTTTGCAAATATCGTCACCTTGGGGACTGAAAGAGGGGATAGGATAGATGCGTCCTCTAAAATCCATGTTCCAAGGAAAATAGATGTTTTCATAAAGACTAAATTTATCAGCAACTGTAATCATAGCATTTGTACGATTGATAATAGAAATACGACGTTTTAAGCCTTTCCACCACGCTGCCTTATCTTTTTTATATTTTTTAATCTCTTCTGCTGTTGCCCCTTCAGGTAAGGGGGTAGGTTCAGCTTCTTTCAAATCAGTGCTCATGATGTGGGACTTTTCTTTACCACATGGGATATAGCCACGCTCTTTGCATTGGTTGATAACATTTAAAACATCCTTATTGATATGCCATGGTGTAGCCTGAATAGCATTGACAGCCTTATAGACATCAGGTGTATCAAGTTGAGAAAGGCGTGCTTTATAGGCTTTACTGAAAGAGTTATGTACCCCTTTAAGGCGCAAGAATGTATAGAAAGCTGCAAGGTCTCCATAGTAACCACCATCATCATAGGCTACCCATGGTTTTGGAGGGATAATCATCGGATAGCATTTATGAGCGTAGTACAACATGTTCTCCTCATTACGTTGCCATGCATCCACAAATTGAGGGGTAGGGACAAGATGTGCTTGTGTGTAGCTATCTGAATCTGACATCCAATAGCCTGTTGCTTCTTCTGTCAAAGTCAATAAGGCTACCCCTAAGTTGATAATACCTTCATTGTCTCCTTGTTCCCACGTGGGGCAGGTGTAACCACATTTCTTAATGGCTTGTTTCATGTAGACATAGCGGTAATGGATACCTATACGCTTGTCAATACCTTGCATTGCTTTTTTGTTTTTGTCTTCTTTAGGTAATGTAGTGAGCCAATTTTCAAAACATTTGGCTTGATATTCATACATAAGACTAAAGCCAACATGCAATCCCACGTTATTCAGAAAGGCTGCCTTTGTATTCAAGCCTGTTGTGAGGGCATTTATAAGGCAGGAGAGTGTTACAGTTGTGCAGGTGTTAGCGATAGCATCCATATCCACATTGCCCTCTGCATCTGTGAACGCAGTCTTCAGGTCATCCAAGATATAGATAAAGTTAGGTTTAACACCAGCTTTTGGTTTCATGTTTTTAGTGAGCCATTGCAGCATGACATCCTTGACAGCGAGTACCTTGTGATTAAAAAACGCTTGTCCAATAGGGAGGGCAGTATCAACCATGCCTTTTTCCTTTGCGATTCTGAGAGCTTCACATGTTGCTTCATAGCCATCTTGTCTAGCAGAAGATTCCAGCATAAGCTGCTCTTCAAACAGTTCTTTGTTCGTCATTATAAATACCTCCTAGTTATAATGGGTCTTCTTCATGTTTGTGACCCATTGATGCTTGCTTGGGTGCTTAGTGTCTTAGGCAGCCTTAGCTTGCCTTGCTTGTCCTAAAGTAACCTTGCCTTGCTTGGCAGCTTGGGTTGCCCTGCATCCCTCGTTTCGTTTCGTTCCGTGCGCTCCAAAAGACAACACGTTTCGTTCCGCTCAGGTGACCTTCGGTAACCACGAACATCGTTTCGCTCCGTTTGGTTGAGGGGCGGAAAAAGGGTGCAAAAAATTAGAGGTACAGTTTTGTCCGTACCTCTGTTCAGTTTTTAGTTAGTCAAGTTTGAATTTTTCCAGCAATTCAGGCACTGTCAATCCCAGCTTATTAGCTGCATGTGCTTGTGTGATACGCAATGCCCCGGTAGTTTGCCGTCCGTCATAGTAGATAATATAAGAAAAATGACCACTAGGGGCGCGATGTATGGCAAGCTGCATATGAGCGTCTACAGTGACGAAAAATGTCTTACCTTGCTTTTTATGCTCTCCCATTACTCTTGCACCTCCTGTATATCCAATGACACCTCTTGACACGTTGGGCAGTGCTCCAGATAGTCAAGGGCTACACCTGCATTGAAGTTGTTGCAGTCATCTACTATCCAGTCAATGTCTGCTTGTGTCTCAGGTTGCCAAGTTGCCAGCACGTCCCCGGCACAGTCGGGCAGCCAATTTGTGCCGTCCCACGCTCTCAATGTAATGATAAAGTGCTTGCCGTTTTTTAAGGTTACATTCATGTGTAACACCTCCTATAGTATTATTAAAGCTTTAAAAGCTTTATAAGGCACGCAAGGCGGTTACCTTGTATGCCCTAAAAGCTCTTAAAAGGAAATTTCCTTTTCTTCTTTTTCCGTGGAGGGTTTATCTGCCACAGCTTTGCGCTCTGCGTCGACATATGCGTATAACAAGTCTGCATCAATCCCTAAGTCAATTAAAAGAGGATACAGTGCACTTTGCTGCCCGGCTACTCCTGCCATGATACGCACCCTTGTTATGGTAGTACCGTACACCTTGCAGGCTTTTTGCATCTGCTTATAAGTACGTTCATATTGCAAGTAGGCTTTAGCGCATGCTTGCAGTATCTGTTTATTCGTTCTCATTTGAGCACCCCCCATGCATCCAGCGTTGCATCCCAATCGATGCTGAAAAATAAGACAAAAAGCAAGGCTGCTATAACTCTTGCAACCTCTTTTAGCACCTGATTAGTATGTTTAGATACCAAAAGGCACTCAATTAAATAAACTAAACATTTTTTCACTTTTGTCCCTCCTAAACTTATAGGTTTAAGAAGTTATATAAATAACTCTTAATGAGATACGCAAGTTATCAATCTAACTTGCATACCTGATAAAAGCTATTTACTTTGCTACCATATAGGCGTTGACTATATCCGTTATATCCTTGCCCTGCCAAGTGTAATAGTTATCCTGACACAAAACCTCCATAGCATAGTCAATAGAGGTTGCCTGCTCATAGTCTGCTTGATACTCTTTTTCAAACTGTGCTGCAAGGCATCCACAAAAATCAGCAAGGGTAATAGTATCCGGTTGTTGACGTGCAAGGTCTATAAACTCTGTATATGCTGCATAGAAGCAATAGTCTGCACAGTATCCAGTTAACATTTTGTCTTCTGTAAATTTTTGGGGTAGGGCAGCATCTTTTTTGTGCAACAGTTTGTAAAAGTTACTATGTTTATCCTTATCAATATACATAGGTTTTTTGAAGCTACCCCAATGATTGATAATGTAAGCAATAACACGGCTTGCACCTTGTATATCAAGTGCCCAATACTCGCTACTATCCTCATTAACATAGTAGTTATCGTAGTTATCAACGCTCCATTTAAGGTCTAGTACCTCACAAATTGCATCAAAAGACTTGTTGCGCTCATCCTGCCAAACATCCCAATAGATGTTAGCATCAATAGCATCCTGACACACTCTCTGTTGGACGTCGCTAGGCAGCTGGTCAATGGTGTAGTAGGGCATAGCTACAGCTTGCGCCAATACACCTGTAATGTTAGCAAGTACCTGCTGCGTGTTAAAGTCGGATGTAGTCACCGACACCCGCCACTTTTTCCCCTCATCGTCAACGCTGGTTGCGCTTGCACCACTGTTAACATAAGACAAGTGATTATTAAGGTTGCGCACCTGCTCAGTAGTCAAATCAGAAATTGTAATGGTATACGGCATATACATGCACCTCCTAGATTATTTTTAAGAGTAAATAAGCTCTTAATGAGTACCACCGCCGGGGCGGTAGTACCGATAAAAGTTTATTAGTCTTCTTTTTCCTCGTTGTAGTCGCTGGCAAGCTCTGTAAGCTCTTCCAATAATCTCTCCTGTTCTTCTTTTTCCTTGTCTTCTAACCAGCGGGCAATATCCGACAAATATATAAACGTGTCAATCAACCTGCTATTTGTGCAGGACACTATATGACTATATCCGTTTAGAGTAATCCAAGTATCATTTGGGTTATAATTGTCACTGCTTGCTCTTCCCTCGTAAAAGGCTTGTAAGGGGTCAATAGGTAAAAGCAACTCCAGCTCTTCTTCTGTATTCTGCATAATATAGTCATCTTGCAGGTTGCAGGCACTGCAATAGGTATTGTGCAGCTTTACAAGGGCATCCGCTGCTTCATCATGTTTATAATAAGGGTAGTTATAATCATGCAAAATATTTTCAATGGTAGACAATACAACCATAATTTCATCATAGCTCATTTACTTGTCACCTCCTCAATCTGCAAGAGAACGTCTGCCAGCTCATACCAGCCCAGCTCAGCAGCAGCACCGCTCAGGCTGCCCATAGACAAATCACGGATAACAACTTGCAGGGTAGTCGGTTCACCGCTCAGGCAGCTTTCGCACTCTCCCGGCAGGGTAGTAGCTGCATCACAGCTCAGGTGTACCATGAGCAGCAGCGTAAGGATAAAACAAACATTTTTAATCATATAAAATTACCTCCTAATATTTTTAGAGTTATCTCTAATAACTCTTTATAAGACACACAAGACAAGTAGCCTTGTATGTCTGAAAAAAGCTATTGTCCTACATGGTGGGCGTATGTACCTTGCACACCTCCAAAAATTAAGGTAACAATATAATATTGCTTACCTACCCATACATTAATTACTGTTTCGCCATTTGGCTTATCATACACATCTGCAATATTAATTGCCTTTAATGTAGGGGCATAGCCGTTCAGGTTTAACAGTGCTTTTTGGATGTCCTTTTTATATCGGTTTCTCCAATTTGTCATTTTGTTGTACCTCCTAGGTTATTTTTAAGAGTTTTAATAAGCTCTTAATGAGTACCCCCGGCAACGTCGAGAGTACCGATAAAAGTTTATTTATCCCATGCTTGCAAGTATCTTTTTTGCTCATATACTTGTTGTGTGCTGTAGTCAAGTGCTATACACCGGATAAAATCTGTATTGTAATGACTTATAATTACAACATCAGTTGCAGCACCCTTTGCATACGTAAACAACATATAGCCTGTATAGCCTGTATTTTTCTTAATAGTACCCAGCTTTTTTTCAGGGTTTACAATATGCTTTTTAGTGTCTTGTTGTTGTCTTCTCATTTGTTTGCCTCCATTCTGTTATACCATGTTATAACACAGTAGGTACGTTATACCTTGTTATAACATGCTCCATGGTTATATAATACCACATGTTGCAACAAATTGCAACCCTTTTAATCACTTTTTTAGATTTTTTTGCAACATGTTGCCACATATGATATAATGTAGACAAATAATAGGAGGTGCATAGTATGCAACAAGATAAGCCACAAGATAGCTATATTAGATTAAGGATAGCAGCAGACACTAAGCAACAGTTCCAGCAACTATGTAAGCGCAAGGCTATTAATAGCAGTGAGCTACTCAGGCAGCTAATAACTCAATGGATACATGAGCAGCAGGATATAACTATTATACATAAGCGTAGCAGCGATATATAATAGTAGCTGATGACTGTATAATGGTAGTAGTAATAGCAACCAATGGTAACAATAGTGTCTATAGTAATACAACCAATAGCAGCTCAGGGATATAATAGATGGAGTAGGGGCTGTAGGTATGGTAGGTCTGATAGTTAGGGTAGTTACCTAGGGCATATATACAGATACATTTTATGACTATTTTTTGTCTAAATTGTACTATACGTTTGTTATAATGTACATATGTTCGCAATATCTCCATAAAAACTAGGTAATAATATATGGGCAGCTTGCAAAAACCTTGTATAACTAGGCTAAATTTAACATAACATATGTTATCGGACGTAACTTGTACCCTTGGGAACGTCAATGTTGTGTACGCTATTCAAATGTAGTGTATACTATTTCGCTGGATGCCTGAAGACCACGGGGCACGGGGGGAAACCAAGCAATCTCTATATTAAATATACCCTTTCACAATTTTTGGCAATTTTTGAAGTCAGGAGGTATTAAAATGCCATCTAAAACAACTCGTAGAAGACCTAAAGGAGAGGGTTCTATAATAACTCTTCCTAGTGGTAAAGTACGTGTCAGGGTGGAATTAGACCCTGTGGATGGTAAAAGGCAATGGTTATCAGCCACAGCAGACACAAAAAAAGAAGCTGTGGAGAAGCTGAAGAAGCTTCAGAGAGACAAAGAGGATAGAGGTCTGCAAGTAAAAGCAGCGGAAGACACAATAAAGTATCAGGGTGAGGTGTACCTTAAGCACCTAGAAGCTCAGCGGATGTCAGGGTCAGTAATAATCACCACAAGACGTGTACTGAGGCTACTAGATAACACCGCTAATGGCTTAGCATTATCTAAGGTTACCACTCATACTATAGATACCATGCTCTTAGAATGGCAACAAAAGAACTATGCAACCAATACCTATCTTAATTACATAGGTCGCTTACGGCTCTTTTTCAGATGGTGTGTGGAACAAGACCTCATTGGAAAGTCACCTGTGTCCTCAACGAAAAAGACACCAAAGAGTGACAAACCTAAGCATGAAGTTGTTGTCTTATCGCAAGAGGAGCATGAGCGAATCAAAGCGTTCCTCCTGACGTTATGGGAGCACAAGGAGAAGCCTATGCTGAAGTATCAGTTCTATGCTCTGTATTGTCTTGCCTATGAAACAGGCATGAGAGAAGGGGAGCTATTAGCTCTTACATGGGATTGTCTTGATGATGCTGCTAATACAATATCTGTAAAAAGAACCTTAGCTAAGGATAAGAACAACAAGACTATAGTTACATACCCTAAGACACAAGCCGGGTATCGCACAATCAAAATATCTGAGAAGACAACACAGCTTCTTATGTCTTTAAAACCCCTTAGCTTTGACAAGTCACCATATATCTTCTATAATAGGAAAAGAGATAGCTTCTATGTGGAGCGGTTGCTTATCCATGCATGGGATTTCACTAGGAAAGGCGCAGGTATCACTAGACCTTTCACGTTCCACGGAATAAGACATACCAATGCATCCAACATGATTTACAAGCATGTACCTATAGCTCTTATAACAGAACGCTTAGGTCACACCAGCATAGCGGTCACCTATGCTATCTATGGGCACATCTTGCAGGAATGTTCGGAAAAACACGTTGCTGTGATAGAAGCTTAGCATGTGACACTATAAAGTCACAAACAACAGGTTTTACAAGGGAACACATTGTCAAAATAATACAAGTTTATTACCTAGACAATATATTTCTTTATAATCTATTTGACATAACCATATACGTGTATTGGTTAAAATAGATACATAAATAGCAAGTATTCACCTCGAAAAAATTACATTGGAGGCCGTGTATATGAGTAACATTAGAAGACTTTTTGTAGAAAAGAAGGATGCCTTTGCTGTCGAAGCACAT